CCGGCGACCCGTCGGAGCCCGAGACGTTCCGCGTCTGGTACGAGTGCGCGCACTGTTCGTCGACCATCGAAGAGACCGACAAGGCGTCGATGCTACCGCGCGGGCGGTGGCGCCACCGGCGACCCGAGCGCCTGGCAGTCTGCTGGGGCGGTACGATGACCGCGCTGTCGGCACCAGTCGGCGGCGTGCAGTGGTCGACGCTCGTGCGCGAGTGGCTCGCCGCGACCGCGCGCGCCAAGGCCGGCGACACGTCGGGGCTGCGAGTCTTCATCAACACCCGCCTCGCCGAGACGTGGGAGGACAAGGGCGAGCGCGTGGAGCAGGGCACCCTGGAAGCCCGCGTAGAGCCGAGGTGGGAACGCCTGCCCGCCGGAGTGCGCGCGCTGACGGCCGGCGTCGACACCCACGACGACCGCCTCGAAGTGAGCGTTTACGGCTGGGGCCTGGGATTCGAGGGGTGGCTGGTCGCGCACCTGACCATCCCCACCGACCCGCTCGCCGATGAGACCTGGGCCGCGCTCGACGCTGCCATCCTGGCGCCACGGTGGGAACGCGAAAACGGCACGTATCTGCGCGTCGCGTCGGCGTGCATCGACGCAGGCGGCCACCGCACGCAGGCGGTGCTGGAGTACGCGATGGACAGCAGGCGCCGGGGAACGGTCGCCGCCACCATCGGAGCCCGTGTTCCGAGCGCGCCCATCTGGCAACCGAAGGCAGGGAAGAGCTCGAAGGTGAAAGGCGCGCGCTTCAACCTCATCGGGCGTCACGCTTCATCCGAGGCACTGGCCGCCATGTTGCGCGTCCACACGCCGGGTCCGCTGTATCTGCACGTCCCGGAGGGCACGCCCGCGCACTGGTTCGCGGAGATGACCGCGCAGAAGCGCGTCGAGTCCACTATCCGCGCAGGCCGCGACCGGGGCCGCAAGGTGTGGCAGTGGGAGCCCATCACCGCGGGCGCCGACGATCACGCCTGGGACTGCGCGCGGTACGCGCTGGCCGCACTCCACCGCCTGGTATCCATGGGGCTGAGGCTCGAAGCGCCGCGCACCGACGAAGCCACGAAGGCACCAGCCGCGACGCCAGCGAAACCCTCGGAGCCCATCCTCGTGAAGCCTACCGTTGACAAATTGGCAAAACCTGCGCACGATACCCCCCAGGTACGCCCCGGCCGCCCGAAACCACGGGCGCGGAGTCCCTGGGGATGGAGACCATGACGACCATCGCCGAGCGCATAGCGGCAATCAACGAGGCACTGGCGGCGCCGAAGAGTGTAAGGCACGCCGACAAGAGCATGGAGCAGCGGTCCCGCGAAGAACTCACCGCGGAGCGCGACCGCCTCCTGGCCGAGCAGGCCGGCGGCTTTCCTCGCAAGCGCGTGATGCGCTTCGTGTCGGGGCGATAAGTGAGCCTCTTCGGGCGCCACGAGCGCCAGCAACTTGCCTCGTTGCGCGAGATCAACCAGGCTCTCGAAGAGCGCGTGGCCGCGACAGACCGCCAATTCGGCGCGCTGTCCCGACGCTTCGCGCAGCTAGAGCGCGACGTGAACGCCCGCTCGTTTTCGCACGACGCCGTGCGGCAGCCGTACTGGGACGAAGGGCGCGGGCGTTTCTCGACGGGTCCGAACGGCGACATCATCCCGTCGCTGGCCGTGCTCAGGAACCGCGCGCGCCACGTCTACCAGAACGACGCGCACGCGCGGAGTGCCGTCAACGCCCGCGTGCGTGGCATCGTCGGCACGGGTCTGGTCCCGCGCTTTGGGCGCATGGTCCGCGGGGAGTTCATCAGCGACGAGCGCCTCGACGCCCTGTTCGCCGAGTGGGGCCGCGTCTGCTACGTCGGGAGCGACCTCGACTTCTGGGGGCTTTGCGACCTCATCGAGCGCACACGCACGCTGTCGGGCGAGGTGCTCGTGCGGGCGCGGGCGCGTTCGCTGACCGACGGCTACCCGGTGCCGCTGCAACTCGAAGTGCTGGAGTGTGACCAACTCGACGACACGAGGGACGGTATCACCTCGACATCCGGCGGTCAGTCGGTCGCCGGCGTCGAGTTCGACGCCATCGGGCGCCGCTCGGGATACTGGATTCTGCGCCAGCACCCGGCGGAGACGTTCTCGTTCACGCTTGGCCAGGGGCAGGAGTCGGTGCTCGTGCCCTATTCGCGCGTCGCCCATTACTACCTGAGCGACCGCCCCGGCCAGGTGCGCGGCGTGCCAGACCTGGCGGCCATCTTGGAGGCCATCCAGTACCTCGGCGACCTCCAGTTGGCGAAGATGCTCAAGCTGCGCGCGGAGTCGAGTATCGTCGCGGCGGCCACCGCCGAGTCACGCGACGCGCTATTCGGAGACCCCGCCGACACGACCGACCTCGCGGGCGAGTCCGTGGAGGTCGACAACGTGGGCGTGGCCAGCGTGATCAAGCTGCGCCAGGGCGAAGAGCTGACGTTCGCACAGCAGACGGCAAGCCCTGACTACGTGGCGATCCTTCAGGACCAGCAGCGCCGACTCGCCGCCGGTATGGGGCTGACGTTCGAGAAGCTGACCGGGAACCTCTCGACCGTGAACTACTCCAGTTACCGCGCGGGCGTCGTCGACTTCGAGGAGTCATGCCGCGCGCACCGCGAGAACGTGCTGATCCCGATGTGCCTCGACCGCATCGTGCAGTGGTTCGTCGAAGCCGCGGGGATGGCGGGCAAGATCGCCGAGCCATCGGTCGTCGAATGGCAATGGAGCCGCCCAATCAGGAAACTCGACAAGGACGACGCCGACATCTACACCTCACTTCTCGAACGCGGGCTCGCCTCCGAGATCGGCATCATCTCCGACATGGGCGGCGACTGGCGGCGCATCGTCCGCGAGCGTGAGGAGTTCGCCCGCGCCACGAGGCCTCTCGCTACCGACCCGTGACAGACTGGCAAAAACTCCGTTGAAAAAATCCATAGCGCGGATCTGGCCACAAACGGCCTATAACGCGAGCGAACCCCAGGAAACGCACGAACGGACCAGCCCTGCTGCTCTGAAGCATCGTAGCAATTATACCGACCGACCAGTCGAGAAGCGACGAAAAGCGCAATAATGGCGCGTCGTTACGCGCGCAGCGTAACTCGGCGCGTGAGACTGTCGCCGCAGTCGTGCCAATTTGGCAAAGAAACGCTTGACAAGCTCTGCCATTCTGGCAACGCTCTATGCCAGATTGGCACGGGTAGACAATGCCGCAGCCGACCGACCGCGACCCCAAACTCGCTCGATGCTTCGAGGCCGCACTGGCGGTCGACGAGTCCGGGGCTGACAAGGCGCTCCGTCCGGCCAAGCTCATCGGCACCGAGCTCGTGCGCCGCCCGTCGTGGGCCAACCCCGAGGGCTCCGGCCTCGCGTGGGCCGTCGCGCTCTCGATGGACCCCGAAGCCTGCGACATGACGCGCCTCGCCGCCGGGGTGCCCGTGACCGCCGGCCACATCTGGAGCAATTCCGACGTCATCGCCAGCATTGGCTCGACGGTCGCCGGGTCCGAGCGGATGGAAGCCGGCGAAGGCGTATTCGCCGACATCCAATTCTGCGACGAGTCGGACGTGTCGGAGGCATACCTCCCCGTCCTGCGTCAGTTTCGAAAGGGCATCCTCCGCGCCCTGTCCATCCAGATCGGCAACTGGTCGCTGGTCCGCGCGCCCGAACTCGACGCCGACGGGGTGCAGGGGTTTCGCGCGGAGAAGTGGACCATTGAGAGCGTGGCAGGCGTCATCGCGGGCGCGTCCGCATCGGCGATGGCTTTCGAGAGTATCGAACCCGGCCGCGAGCCGGAGAACAACAAGGAGGCAGAGATGCCCGAGCACACCGTGACCCCCGAGCAGCTCGCGGCCGAAAAGCAAGCAGCCGCGACCCAGGCCACCGAGGCGGAGCGCACCCGCGTCCGCGAGATCACCGCCCTCGGCGCTTCGGCGAGCTTGGCCGACGAGGCGCGGCTGGCCATCGACGAGGGCAAGACCTTCGCCGACTTCCAGGCGCAGGCGCTGGCCGCCCTGGTCGAGCGCGAGAAGAAAGACGGCGTGAAAACGACGAACGGCACCGCGCATGTCGCCGTGGCGACCGATGCCGGCGACCATGTGCTCGAAGGCGTGGCGCAGTGCCTGGCCGCGAAGATCGACCCGCAGTGTGCCATCGGCGAAGAGGGCAAGCGGTACGCGCACATGAGCGCCCTACGCCTCGCCGGGCAGTTCCTGTCCGTCCACGGCGTGAACGTCGCCGGCCTGAGCGACAACGAGATCCTGCGCCGCGCCATGACCCGCACGGCCAAGGCTTACGCGCAGACCACCAGCGACTTCCCCGCGCTGGTCGCGTCGGGCTTCAACCGCTCGCTCTCGCGCGGCTTCGCGCAGGCGGCGCGCACGTTCCAGCCGTGGACCGAGGCGATCACGGTCGAGGATTTCCAGGGCTTCGACGTGATCGGGCTGGACGACGTGCCGGCCCTCCAGACGGTCGTGGAGGGGGCGCCGTACCCGCTGGTGGCGCTGACCGACAAAAAGGAGACAGGGACCATCACGAAGAGCGGCAACCGCGTCAGCCTGACCTGGGAAGCGATCAAGGGCGACCGGCTCGGCGCGTTCCAGCAGATCATGGCGCGGCAGCGCTACCGCGCGCTGATGCTCGAAGAGACCACGGTCTACGGCGTGCTGGACGCAAACGCGGCGATGCGCGACAGCGTGGCGCTCTTCCACGCCGACCACGGCAACCTGGCCGGCGCCTCGGCGATCTCGCCGACCTCCGTCGCCGAGCTCCAGGGCTTCGTGGCGGCGCAGACCGACCAGAACGGCGCGCTACTGGGCCTGCGCGGTCGCTACCTGCTCTGCGGGTACGGCACGAAGGTGAAGTGGGACCAGTACCTGTCCGACGCCTACAAGCCGACGTCGGCCGCGAACGCCGTCAGCGCGGACATGCGCGGGCTCGTGGTGATCGACAGCCCCGCCAGCCTCGGGACGAAATTCTACGTAATCGCCGAGCCGATGGCCGGTGGCACGGTGACGGTCGCCCGCCTGGCCGGCTACGAGGCGCCGACGGTCGAGGAAATCGAGCGCCCCGAGAACGACTCGATCGAGTACAAGGTGCGGCACGTGTTCGGCGCGAAGAGCGCGGAGTGGCGCACCATGGCGTACAACCCCGGCGCGTAGTTTCCGAGTGGGGGGCCGCAAGGCCCCCCAACCGTGAAGGAGGCCGTGATGGCGTCGAACTTCATCACCCCGCCGAGCCCCGAGAAGATCCGCACCGTGACCCTCGGTGGCACCGTGACCGCAGGCTCGCCCGTCTACCTGAACGGCGTGCTCTCGGTCTACCTCAGTAGTGGCGTCAGCGGCGACGTGGTATCCGTGGCCACCGACGGCGTGTGCAGCATCGCCGCGACGAACCCCGAGACGTGGACCAAGGGCGACGCGCTATACTGGGACCCGGGCACGTCGAAGTTGACGAACATCGCAGGCGCCCTGGTGCGCGTCGGTACGGCCTACGCGGCGAAGGCTGACGTCACGACGACCGGGTATATCGATCTGCAATTGGGCGCGTAGCGCCAGGAGGAATGAATGAGCATCGTACAGCCCGACATCAGCATCCTGGACTACGTCGCCTCGGGCTCCTGGACGGCGGGCGTGCCCGTCGCCGTCGGCGCTGCCGTCGTGGTCCCGCTGAAGACCGCCTCGACCGGCCAGACCGTCGCGTGCCAGGTGCAGGGCCGCATCTCGTACACCAAGATTTCGGCGCAGGCCTGGACCCAGGGCGATCAAGTGTACTGGAACGGCACCGCCCTGACCAACGTGCAGCACGGAACGCTGCTGGCCGTCGGCATCGCCGCCGCCGACGCTGCGAACCCGTCTGCCACCGGGTATGTCGACCTCGGGGTCGGCATCGAGGCCGACAGCGACGTCGCCACCCTGCGCGCGGAACTCGCTTCGACGGCGACCAGCGAAGGCGCATCGCTGATCGGCGTCGAGGACGCCGCCGCGAACTACAGCGCGACCGACGTCGAGGGCGTGCTTGCCGAGGTCGCCACGTCCCTTGTAACTCTCATCGGTGGCGACGGAGCCCTCGCTGGTCGCAACATCGACACCGTGGACGTAACCGTGGCTCTCGGCGCGGCGGTCGGCTCCAGCGCTGCTGATCCGACGTGGGTTGGCGCGACCCTGCTCGCTTGCACGCCCACCGACGGTAACGACCAAAACATCGCGAGCGTCGTCATCAACGGCGACGGGTCCACGACCGTGACCACCGACGCGAACGAAACCGACCAGGCCACTTTCCTCGTCCTGGCGCTGCTCCCGTAATCCGATGGAGGCCGCGACGTGGCGAACAACGTCATCTTCGAGAGCCCGGAGACGCTGACTTACACTGCCCCGCTCGGGGGTGTGCAGAGTGGTGTCCCGGTCCTCGTGGGTGATCGCGTCGTGATCCCGCTCGAAGACGTCGACGCGGGCGAGCAGTTCGCCGCCTACCCGCATTGCCGCGCCATCGTGCCGAAGGTTTCGGCGCAGGCCTGGGTCGAGGGCGTAGCGGTCTACTTCGACGCCGAGGCCGGTCTCTTCACGACAACGAATGACTCCGACGTGGGGCCGGCTGGCATCGCGGCAGCGGCGGCGGCCAACCCTTCCTCGACGGGAATCGTAGACATCGGGGAAGGGCCTGCCGGCTCCGGCGGTGGCTCAGGGACGATCATCTACGCCACCCCGGCGGCGTTGCGCGCCATCGCGACGATCGGCGAAGGCATCCCGGCGGGAACTCCCGTATCGGTCGCAATCACGCAAATGCACTTACCGACCGGCGAGCTGGTTGAGCTGCCGAATCTGATTCAGTGGTGCCCGACCTTCTTGGTCTACGCCGCCGCGCCGCCATCGCAGACGGCCTACGAGCCCGACATTATCATCCCCGATGACGTGTGGGCACTGGCACCGGCGGAGCGGGTCGGGGCTTGGGTCGATTCTCACGCGCTCGCGACCACGCCCTCGTATGTCGTCGACCTGGCCTGGCCGATGCCGCTCACGACCGAGCCGGGGGCACCAGGCGAGGGAGACTCATTCCTCACGACCGGAGACCATGCCAGCCCCTACCAGATCGGCACGTACTCCGGAGGGTCGTGGTCCTATAGCGAGCCGGGCGATGAGTTCGTCGCGCGCTTCCGTCTCGGCGAGCGCGTGTACTACTGGGAGTACAGGTCCGCTCCGCAGGGATGGGCGTTCCTCTTCCGCGACGCCACGGTCACCGAAGGCATGCCCTTCTTTCCCGAGATCAGCGGCATCGGGAACTCGCCTGCCGAAGTGATCGACGCCGAGCTGCCCGTTTACGCTATCGGACCCGACCCGACCGGCGACTGGGCTGGTCACGCCGACGAATGGACGTGGCTCGACGGTAACGGCACAACGTGGCTCTTCGGTGGCGATTGCATGGTGTCCGCACCTTGGTCCGTCTCCGGCTCCATCGTGCTCATCCGCGAAACCGATCACCGCGTTTACATGTCGCCGTTCATTCCGGGCGTGGGGTGGGAGCGGATGATCGACGGCTGCGAAGTCGCCGTGACCGAGCCCGCTTCCGGGCCGTCGCCGCTGACGCTATCCGTCTACGCCCGCCCGAACCGCGGAAACTGGGGCGAGTTGAACGGGACCTACGGCGGCGAGGCGGTGGTCGAATACGTGCGCCTGTCCGGCGTGACCCACCTCGTGACGGTGACGACGGGCACGCCGCTGGGCGGCAACCGCGCCCTTACCACCGTTCGCCAGGTGGAATTCCAGTTCGCCGACGACGGCCCTGCCGGCGAAGAGACCGGGGTGGTGCTCATCGACGGGCGCGCGTGGCCCGTCACGATCACGACGGAGTAGCGGATGACGTGGGCGACCGCTCTCGACCGGCTCAACGAAACCGTCTGCGACACCTTCCCGGCGTCGGCGACGCATACGCCGGTGGTCGGCCCCGAGCAGACGGGGCTGACGGTCGTCCACGATTACCGGTGGATCGAACTCGTCACGTCCGAGAACCCGGCCGTCAGTGCTCAGCGCCATGTGGCCTTTGTGCGCCTCGCGGACTTCACGACCGCGCCCGTGCAGGGTGACGCGCTCACGGTAGACGGGACGGGCTACGAGGTCACGGACGTGCAAGCCGACGGGGGCGGCGGCGCCGTCCTCATCCTGATGGTGACGTGATGGGCACGACGCCGCACACCATCGTTGACACCACGCGAGCCGCCCTCGTGGCCGCGACGCTGCCGGGCACGCCGACGATGTATCCGTGGCGCCTGCTGCCGTTCGGCGAGCAGGAGGCCGCATCCGTCGCCATCGTGGCGAACGCCGCCAGCGACCAGCCCGCATCCGTCGCCATCGGCCCCGCGCGGTGGACGCGCATTGCCACGCTGACGCTCGTGGCCTGGGTCGCTCCGACGTCGACTGACGCCGCGCTCGGCGCCGCCGCCGCGACGTTGCAGGAGGCCATCCTCGACGCCCTGTTCGGCTCGCAGACGTGGTGCGACCTGTGGGAGAGCGTGCCGCGTGTGGACTGCACCATCGACCCCGACCGCACGAGCGACGCGCGCCGCTGCGCCGTCGTGATCTCCATCCGCGGCCAGCACTCGGTGAGCCGCGACCTTGACGCCCCGGAAAGCGTCGCGGACCTCGTGCACATCACCAGCACCGTCGAAGCCACCGACCCCGACGCCGTGGTCGAAGGCGAGACCCCTACTGAGGAGGAATGACATGCCGCACTGCGGTCAGACCGTAGCGATCAAGCCGGCGCATCCGAGCGCCAGAAAGCAAAACGGCACGCGAGTTCCCGCCGACGGCTGCTCCGTGGTCTGGTCGACGTGGTATCAGCGGCGCCTCGACGACGGCACCATCGCGGTCGTCGACATGACCGCCCCCGAGAAGACCCCGAAGAAGAAGGAGGCGTGACATGCCCCCCACGATTCCCGCGCTCATCCGAAGCCCCGGAACCTACGGCGTCACCGACCCGTCGCTGGCGAACACCGCGACGGATGGGCCGAAGCCGATCTATCTCATCGGCGAATACAGCACGCTCGGTTCCGGCAAGGCCGCAAATACGCCCTACCTTGTCGGCTCGGCGGATGAAGTGGCCGCCCTGGCCGGCGCCGGCTCGTACCTGGCGCGAATGGCCGTGGCCTTCTTCGCGGGCGGACCCCGCACGGTTCCGATCTACGCCGTGGCCGTCCAGGCGAATGCCGGCGGCACCGCCGCGAGGGGCAAGATCACGGTGACGGGGACTGCCTCCGCCGACTCGGTTCGCGTGATCCGCATCGCCGGGCAGGACATCGAGGTTGCGATCTCCAGTGGCGATGGCGTCGGGACGACAGCAGCGGCGATCGACGAGGCGATCAATGCACTGGAGAGCCTGCCGATCACGTCGACCGTGGCGGCCGGCGTCGTGACGATGACCGCGCGGCACAAAGGCGTACTTGGCAACCGGATACGCATCGAGTTCGACCCCGACGGCGCCCCCGACGACAATGTCACGCTGACGCTGACCAACGCGATGGGCGGCCTGGCGCCCGAGGGAGCCGGTGAAACCGATTTCGGTAGCGCTGCGGCCGCCATCGCCTCGCGTCCGTTCGACCTCATCTGCCTGTCGGCGCCATATCTCGCCGTCGACTGGCTGGCGGATTTCCACGCCATCTTCAACGACGCGACGGGGCGCTGGGCCTACAACAAGCGCCTCGACGGGCACCTCGTCATCGCGACGCAGGGCGACGGGTCGGGCGGATGGGACAACGGCAAGATCGCCGGCATCGCTGACGAGTGGCACCCCTGGCTGGACGCCTACGGCCTGGAGGGCGTTTCCACCGGCACCAACGCCGTGTGGGGCACTCCGCCTTGGGAAATGGCAGGCGCGCTGGCCGCATCGATCGGGCAGTGGCTTCAGGGCGACATTTCCCGCGCGTGCGAGGAGCGGACCATCCTGGAGTCGGCCGACTGGCACATGGACCCGCCGTCCGAGGACAACCGCCACGACTGGGACGAGACCGAGGCGCTCATCCGCTACGGCTACGCGGCGGTGAACTACGGCCCGACGGGCGTCCCGATGCTCTACACGTCGAACACCGTCGCCGTGGCCACGGAGGACGGCGCCCCGTCGAACGCCTGGCAGCAGATGCGCGTCCGGTTCATTCTGAGCCGATTCGGCGCCACGCAGCGCGCGCGCATCCGCTCGCAGTTCCAGTCGGGCGGCAGCGCGCCCATCACCTCGGCGAGCCTGAAGGCCATGAAGGCGACCTGCTGCACGGTCTACCGCGAATTCTGCGACGCGCTCCAGATGAGCCCCGACAGCTTCGCCGAATACAGCTCCACGATCACCGTGACGCAGGACAGCACGGACCCGAACCGTGTCAACATCGTCGACCAGCCGCAGCCGACGGGCACGGCGAGCGTGATCACGATCCGCAACAGCTTCAAGCTGCTCTAGGAGGTGCCCCATGGCCGACACTACCCCCATCGGCGGGCTCGTTTCGTTCCGGGTCGACGACTCGACGTTTTCGGTCGCCGACGGCAGCGACGTGACGTTCGCGCCGACGCAGACCAAGGCGGAGAGCGTGCCGAGCCTCATGGGCACCGCCGGGTATTCCGAGGTGCCCGTGGTGCAGTTCATCGAGGCGGAGGTGCTCTGCACGCCCGAGCAGTATGCGGTCCTCGTGGCCAAGCGCGACGCGACCGTGACCGCCAGCAACCGGGCGGGCGCCTCGTGCGCCGGGTCCGGCATGTGGTTCGCGGGCGACCCGAGCTACGCCATGAACGCGGGCAAGGCGACGGTGCGCTTCGAGGGCAAGCGCGTCGACGTGGTGCCGGCGTAGGGGTAGGCGATGGCCCGCATCACCATAGAGCTCCCCGATCCTATCGCCGTTCCCGGCAACGACGCTTGCAAGCTCCTCGTCCTGGATGAGCCCGTAGGGCGCCACTTTCGACGCCTGGAGCAACTCGGGAACTACAACGCCGAACCAGCGCGCCCGCTCTCGACGGTGCTCGACATCGTGCTGATCTGCGCAGTCGACCCTCCGTTGACGCCCCCAATCGTCGACACCCTGAGCCTGGCCGATATCGAAGCGGTATCAGAGGCCGTGGCCCCTTTCTTCTCGCGTGGCGCGAAGGCGGATGGTCCCGCCTGATCGGCGTGCTCGTCTGGCGTCATGGATGGCGCCCCAATGACGCCCTAGACCTCACGCTAGACGACCTGCGATGGTGGCTGAAGATCGGCGCCGAGGTGGCGAGGGATGTCAACCCGTAACCCCAAGCTCAAGGTCGAGATAAGCGCAACGGACCACCTGTCCCGCGAGGCGCGTGAAGCGGTCTCGCGCGTGGCTCGCTCTATGCGCGCCCTGCGCAATGTCGGCATCGGAAGCGCCAAGATACTCGGCGTCGGTCTCGCTGCGACTGGCGCTGCAGCGTGGGCTGCGTACCGCGCACTGAAGGCCTATAGCGACGAGGCGGATAGTCTGTCGGAGGCGTCGAAGCAGATCGGGATCAACATCTCGGAATTGCAATCGCTGGCCTATGCCGCGAAGCGAAGCGGCGTCGAGATGGACGGCCTCCAGTCCATGCTTGGCACCTTCTCGACGAACCTGGGACGCCTGGCCACTGGCAAGGGCAAACTCGCCGGGCTGTTGAAATTGGTGGCCCCGTCGCTGCTGAAGGGGCTGAAGGGCGCTGGAAGCCCGGCAGAGGCCCTCGACCTGATGCTCAAGGCTATCGACGCGGCAGACACCCCGGCGAAAAAGGCGGCGCTGGCAGTCGCGGCATTCGGCGAAGAGGGCCTCGCGATAATTAAGATGCTGGCCGACGGCCGCGATGGTCTCGAAAAGACGCGGTCCGAGTTCTTCCGTTTCGGGCGCGCGCTGTCTTCCGTCGAGGGCAACCAGGCGGAGCAGTTCAACGACGCCATCGATGACGTATGGACCTCGCTATCCGGGCTGCGCGCGGAGATCGGGGCGCGTCTCATTCCCGTTCTTACTCCGATGGCTACGAAGCTAGCCGAGGCGATATCCGATCAGCGCGTACAACTCGCGGACCGCTTCAGGTACGCCGTCGAGGGCATCGCGACGTGGCTCTATGAGATCGACTGGTCCTCGGTAGCGGATGGGATCGGCCAGTTCGCCAAGGCTTCATGGACCGTGGCGGACGCCCTCGCAGAGGTCGTCGGAAACCTCGACATCATCGTCGACCGCACGGGAGCCATCGAAAGCCGGTTCCAAGCCGAGCGTGCTCCAGTTGCCGAGGCGGCGCTTGCCCGCGCTGAGGCTGGCGCCGCGTCGCTACTGGCTACCCCGCAAACGCTCGACGAGGCGCTTGAGCAGGCTCGCACTGCCAGGCTTGGCCAGACCGGGCACGTCGGATTCGTGCCTGGCGCCCCGTCAGAGGAACTCGGCGTCGGCACCTTGGCACTTCGCAAGATGGGCGAATGGTTGCTGCCGTTGCCGAATAGTCCTCTCGCGCGCCCATCAAAAGTCGACGGGGAGATCGTGCTGCGACTGGAGGGGAATACCGATGCCGTCCAGTCCGTTCGCACGTCGGCGCCGGCCGGCTCACCACGCATCCGCGCGTCCGTCGGCCCGAGAGGTCTGTGGAGAGGTCCGTGATGGCTACCACCTGGCTCGCCAAGGTCCGCAAGGCATCCTTCCGCGGCGTCCCGCTGCCCGCTCCTGACGGCGTGAGCACAGAGAACACGCCGCGCACCGTAGACCACGAGTATCCCGGCATTCCGGGCGGCTGGGTCGAGCACCTTGACCGCGGTCTGCGCTCGTGGTCGCTGACCGTCATCCTCTCCGGCGCCGGGTACATGAGCGACCGCGACACCCTCGAAGATGCGCTTGACCGCCCCGAGCCGGGGTTGCTCGTCCACCCCACCCGCGGCGAGTTACAGGCCTCGGTCGTCGGTCCATACACCGTCGACGAGGCCGACGGGCGCGCCGTGTTTCGCATCACGTTCCGTGAGAGCGGACGCCCGACGGAGCAGACCGCCGGCAAGCCGTCGACCGGATCAGCGATTCTGTCGCGCATTGAGGGCGCGGTGCCTGCCGTC